CGAGCGGAATATAGGAAGTCGTTGGGAGATATTGTCGGGAACGACATTATTAACAGTATCGTGAAACAACTCGGATTGAAGTCGAAAGATGAGTTGTTGAGCGATCCAGGCTTGTTCGAACAAGGTTTCCAACTCTATTCTGGGAAGGGGCGGAAAACGCTTCAGCAGCGATTGCAGGAACAGAAGGGAGGCGGAGCGCCGCAGGGAGGCGGAGCGCCGCAGGCAGCGCCGGCGTTGGAGACGGAGAGAACGAATGCGAGAGCGGCGCTCGCTGCGGTTCCACCGGGACCGAATTCGGCGGCGGCGCGGCAACGGATACTTGATCTTTATCGACAGAGAGGCGGGAATCCCGCGGATTTATGACCCTCAGTGAGAGAATCATCGACGCGGCCAAAAAGTTGTGGAGGAAAATCGTGCTTGGAATCAAAGCAGGAATTGGGGGCGTTTTGGATGTGGTGACTGTCATAGGAGGGGGAGATACGGAAGGAGAGATTTTTCCTATTTTGAATTTTGGCCTTCGTGAAGAGATTCGCACAGGAGCGATGGAGGCCGGATCGAACATCCTCCAGTTGACGACAACGTCACAATTTGTTGTTGGAGAAAAGGTGATTGTGGAGATTGGAGGCGAAGCTGGACAGGGCTTGATTGGAACGGTGGGAGTTGGTGGTTCTTCGCCGATCACGGACGCCTCTCAATATTATCGGGCACAGATTTCTCCCCTTTCGTTGAAGGCGACAGTTACGGAGTTGATAAATGTTAATGGGAGTCGACTTCGACTCGATGAAGTGGCGAGTGTGACGACGAGTAATGCGCGAGTTTATTTCGACTGTACGGATATTATCAATGGGAAGCTAGCGGAGACTCATGCCGAGCCATATACGTTGACGTTTCCGGCTGGAGAGTTTGCAATTCGGACCGTTATCTTTCATAACTTTCAACCTGGATGGACGATCCAGGGCGCCGGGATAGACGAGACCGTATTCATGTCCCCGAAGGGGACGGATTGTGCCTCCTTCACGACGTTTGAGGCGAGTCGTTGTACGCTCAGCGACTTCACACTTCGTGGAAATTGGCGACGAAACGGCTTCGGGTTTAAGGGGCCGGAGACGAATGATGAAGGTGGTGTTCCACAAGGCATTTTGATGTTCATTGTCGAGGACGGCATCATCGAAAGGGTCAAGTGTGTCGATATCTCGATGAAGGGTGGATGGTTCGGCTTCGGCACTGATTGCATCGTCAGAGATTGCATAACCGTTCTCAACGAACCACATTTGGTCTACTATGCACCGTGGTTTTATGGATGCTCGGATAGCGTTGACTGCACAACGGAGAATTGCAGAGTGGAGAGTGCTTGGCTGATTCCAGGGTTTGAGGCTTTTCGGAGTAGCGGCGCGATATTCACTGGTTGCGTCGGAATCAATGCGACATTCAGCTCCAATTCGTCTGGAGGTTTCCATCTAGAGGATTGTTTCATAACGATTCAGGAAGGATCGCAATTTTCAGTGGACAGCTTCAGCCATCTGAATCCGATCTACAACATCAATTCGAATATCCAGCCTCCAGATGCTTCGATGGTTTTAGGAGGAGAGATTATAAATTGTGGATTCACGGTCGAGGGCGCGATCAACCCAGACACAGGGAATTTCCTCACAGGGATCAACATCAATGACCTCAATCCGAATATTACAATTGATGGTGGGACGTATACGTATCCGGATGGTGCGGGAGAGGAAATCTATCCAAGGGTGGTTAACTCGACGGGAGAGAATACGCATGTGTTGAACGTGACGTGTGTTGGTGATGTGCTCTTTCCGGATTTCCAAGCGAATATCCAACTGGCGCATCTTAATCCGGGTGTTGTTACGAATTGCATTGGAAGCGTTCGAGTCAATGGATTGTTGGGATATGCGGTGGCATTGGGACATAGCACGGTTACTGGAGTAAGTGGGTGATGGCGAATCCATATGAGGAGATATTGCAGAGCGGAGGAGAGGCGCCGAATCCATACATGGATTTGCAACCGGCGGATAATCCGTATCTTGCTCTTATTCCGAAAGAATCGTCAAAAAGTCCTGCTGTCAGCGACTCTTCCGCCAGTCCGGACTATGGAACGGTTGTGTCGGGTGCTGCTAGCAAGGGCTTCCACGAAGGGGTGAAAGAGGTTGGGGATTTCTTCAGCGCGGCAGCGGCGAAAGTGCAAGGTCGCCCTTTCTTCACGGAAGGACCAAGGATTGAGGAAATTCCGACCGAGGTCGACCCGCTCTTGCAGACTCGGATGTCGGAGGGGTGGACTAATCCGAAGTGGTGGATAGCGCAGGGCGTTTACGGGGCGGCAAAAAGTATTCCGCAAACCGCCGCGATGGTCGGAGGTGGGGTGCTCGGGGGTCCGGCTGGGGCAGGAATTGCGGGTGGGACGACTGAAACAGCGATGCGGGTGTTGCCTGCGTTCCGCGAGGCGAAAGCGCGCGGGCTTTCAGACGAAGATGCGATAACCGAGGCGGCGACAGTTGCTGCTGTATCAGGTGGAACGGTCGCAATAATGGGTGCGGCCGGAATGACGCCGATGTTGGGCACGACGCTTTCCGCGCGCTCGAATGGAGTGGTGAGCGAAGCGTTGAAGCATCCGATCCGGGAAGCGTTGCTTCAGCTCGGCCTCATTCAGCCGACGATTGGAGCCGCGGGCGTCATTGCGACCGGGGCGGCGAAAGAGCAAGATGTCTCGCCGATGGAGGTGGTAGAGAGTGCGGCAATTGGAACGATGACGATGGCGCCGTTTGTCGGCGTCCAGGTCGCAGCGGCGGGTAGTGGAAGGATGCGACCGGCTGCTCGACCGGAGGTGGTGGGAAAGGCATTCGAGAGACCGGCGTCGGAGGCGATTCCGCCGCTGGAGGGAGAAATCATTCCGCCAACGAAGCCACTCACACCATTTGATATAGGGCCGCCTGTGCCCGATCCGAGTGAGAGGATTGTTGCGGCGGGAGCAAAGTATGGTGATAGACTTTTCACTGGAATCCTGCACCCGGATGCGCACGAGGCGGCAAAAGCAGCTCTTGGAAAAGACGCTGGGGTTGGAGAGAGCGGCTTTTTGACCTCTACTGGAAGGTTCGTGGACAGACGCGAAGCGATGGAAATTGCCAATCGACAGCAGCAGATCGAGCCAACGATGGAGGCGCTCGCGCGTGGCGAAAAAGAGCTGTCAGCGGATGTGCTCGGAGGTTGGCGCGATCAGGATGTCAAGCAATTCACGAATGTGGTAGCGGAGGCGGAAGCTCGACGTAATTCGACGTGGAAAGAGGAGCCAGATGGGGGACTATCAACGCTTGATGGGGCGACAAAAATTGCAGTTACAGAGGATGGTAGTGCAACGGTAACATCAGCAAAGAGGCAGCGGACATTCGGGTCGGTAGAAGAGGCCATAGCGGTCGAGACACCTCGAGAAGGGCCAATTAGACAAGTTTTAAGCGACGGAACGGTGACAAGAGTAGGACTTCCACGTCTCGACACGACGCCGCTGGAGTTGCCGAAGACGCGAGTGATCGGGACTGCGGGTAGCAATGATCCACTCTTCGCCGCTCATCAGCAGGCGGCGAAGGTTTTCGAGCAGATGCACAAGAGGATGGGGATTGACCTTCCACTGGATATTCGGTTGATAAATGACCCGAATCTGACCGGATCCGGAGGTCTAGGGCGGTTACAGGGGCAAGCGAGGAACGCGAGTAATGGTGGTCGCTATGAGATTATGTCGAATCGAGGGTATTTCAAAACTGCGGAGGACGTTTATCGAAACCTCGCGCATGAGTTTGGTCACGTTGTTTTGTTCTGGGCAGAGCGGACGGCGCCGCATGACACGACACAAAGGCTCCACAACGAATTTTCGGTGTGGAGGGCTAGAATTGGATCTCTCACGGGAAAGACAACACGAGAGGTGTTGGACAGGAGGGATAATGCTATTCGCGTCTGGAGTGAAACACAGATAACGGCGCCGTGGAAGGAGGAACCGTTTCTGGCGCAGAGTCCGGAAATGCAACGCTATTGGATGAACTTCCACGAATGGTTTGCAGAGCAGACTGCTCGCTGGGCAACGACGAGTCAGAAGCCCCTTTCGATTGTGGACAAGTTTTTCTCCTCACTCGGACGGAAGATTCGTGAGATTGTCGACATCGTTGTGAAAAAGTTCGGACGATCCTTCTCGGCGGAAGCGGAAGTTGCGAAGTGGTTGGACTCGACCCTCAATACGGTTGATTTGCAGTTCGGTGCAGACAAGTTCGCGCAAATGCAGATCGACACCTTGAGGGCAAACAGAGCTGCGCTGGATCGGGAAGGTTCTCCGCATGTGGCGGCGGAGCCGGCGACGCCGTCGACGATTAGCGGCGGGACGATCTTGAACAATGCTGGAGCAGGAGATGCGGGAAGAGCATGGAAGGCACACGCCGACCGCTTCAATAAGTTCTATGGGATTGCGCTCGGCCTTCCACAGATTGCAGCGCGAAACCTTCACATAAAGCCGCTCCAACTGTTCAATGAAGTTGCTCGAATTATGAACACGGTGAAGAACAATATCTGGGACATGGGAATGGAGGTGGGACGGACGTGGAAGCACTTGAGTGCAACGGAAAGTCACGCGTTGGGCGGCTTCATCGACGATTATATGAATGGTCGATTCATGTCGGCGAAAGAGTGGGCAAAAGGGCGGCGTTTGCCGACGCCGGAGGAGGCGAAAGCGCTCGCCGCAAAACACAAGTTGACAGAGCGTGGGTTTGCCCAATTCCAGAAGATTCAAGAATACTTCCGCCTTTCCAATGAGCGGTTTCGTGGTGCGGCGCTCCGTGATACGCAGCGGATTCTCGACCCGATCGAGCAGGCGAATGCGATTAAAAGGGTCAACGAGGAGTATGATCGGAGGGCGACGCAACCTTATATGCCTGCGATGCGATGGGGACAATACACGGTCGAGGGGAAGAACGCCGCGGGCGATAAGGTCCACTTTGAGCGATATGAAAGTCTGCGGCGGAGGAAGTTGGCGTTGGCGGAGTTGAAGCGCCTCTATCCGGACGTTGAGTGGAGTCCGGGCTACCTGGCGAAGGATGCCATGCCGATGGCGGGAATGCCGAGAGCGTTCCTGGATAAGATTGCGGAAAAGATGTCTCTCTCGCCGACGCAGCAGGCGCATCTTGTTGACCTCAAATTGGAAACGGCGCCGGATCAAAGCTTCGTCCACCGCTTTCAGAAGAAGGAATTGACGCCGGGCTATTCACAGGATTGGCAACGGGCGTTTGCGAACTATTCCTTCCACGAGGGAAACTATTTCGCGAGGATGCAGCATGTGGATCAGTTGAGGGAGCTGATTCGGGCCGTCCGCGACGAAAGGCACACGCGGGAAGATCCGACAAAAGTCATCAAGATCAGCAATTATCTCTCGGAATGGATTCGGATGGAATTCGATCCGAAGAGTGATTGGGCCGCGCTGCGCTCGATTGCCTTTCCGTGGTATCTCGGATATGTGGTGAGGGCGGCGGCGTTGAACACGACGCAGGTTCCTGTCATCTCGTGGCCACACCTGGCCTCGAAGTTTGGCGGCGCCGGTATCGGAGATGCACGGAGCGCAGCGGCCCTCGTTCGTGCCATGACTTCGTATAACACCTATTGGAGGAAGGCGACGCTCGAGGGGACGAACTCACGCGAATTGCGCGGAATTCGCGAAGCGATCAACGACGCGATCTTAGCGGAAAGCCAAGGTTCGATGCTCGCCGCGGTGGGCGAAGGGAGGAATCTGTTAAAGGGCTTTGGATCGTCTTCAGAGAAGGCTTGGCAGAGCTTCAATGAGTGGGGCGCCGTGATGTTTCAGGGTGCGGAGCACTGGAACCGCGTCGTGACGTTCAAGGCGGCGTGGGAGCTGGCACTGGCGCATCCAGAGAGTCCATATATCAAGGAAGCTATCCAAAAGCATGGTGTCAAGTATAATGAGTTGCTGGAAAAGGGCTGGTCGAAGCAGGATGCGGGGGCATTCGTCGCGGCGCGGGACTCTGTCGAGACGACGCAATTCATTTACTCTCCGTATGCGCGACCGAAGATGATGCAAGGAAAGCTCGGCGCAGTATTGGTCTTCAAGAGCTTTACGATGAATTCGCTCTTCAATTTGTGGAATAATCCGAGCGCCGCAGCGAGGACTATCGCCATTCTAGCGGGGACAGCGGGCCTCTCCGGCATTCCATTTGCCGAAGATATCAACAGTCTGGTAAAGGGGCTTTCGGCGCGGCTCTTCGGAAAGGATTTCGATCTGGATTCGGAAGTGCGGAAATTCGTCGTCGATCATGCGGAGGGGAAGATTTCGCCCGATTTGCTCCTCCACGGCGCCTCTCGATCTGGATTTGGAGTGCCGCAGGTAGCGGAAATGATGGGAAGTTTGACTGGAGTAAAGCTGCCGGTTCCGAGCGTCGACATGTCGAGCGCGATTGGAATGGGGCAGCTCTTGCCGATGGATGTCGGGAAGTTGATAACGCCGCGGAAGGACACAGCGGGTCCGGCGATGCGGGAGATTCAGCGGGCGAGCGGCGCGATCTTCGGTCTCGGCTTCAACCTTTACAATTTCGCAACCAGTGATCCATTCACGTCCCCGGATGCGAAGAAGTGGGAGCAGATCATGCCGAGCGCGCTGCGGAACGCATCGCAGGCGTTTCGGTGGTATAGAGAGGAAATGGAGAAGAACAAGTTGGGGAATCCCGTCATCCGCTTCGACCCTCATGACACGGTCCACATGGCAGAGATTCTAGCAAAGGGTGTCGGGGGGTTCCAGCCGACGCGACTCTCGCAACGATATGAGAATATCATGCAAAAGGCGGAAGCCATTCAATACTTTGCATACAGACGCGAGATCCTGATGAAGCAATTCATGAGTGCGATCAAGGATCGAGATCCGGAGAAGCTGGAAAGTATGCGGCAGGCGGTCCGCCAGTATAATGAGCAGATTCCAGATGAATTCAAGGAAAAGAGGATTACTGGCGACCAGATTCGACAGAGTCTGGTGGCGAGGACTAAGACGCAGGTCTTGCAGGAAAAGGGTCTTCCCTCCTCGAAGAGGGATATTGGCATTTATCGCGAGATTGATAGGTTGTATCCGGAGGGGGCGCCGGAGGATTTAGTCGGTGTAAGGAGGGTTAGGTAACCGGCGCCCGAGGCTTCGGGTGGCGATTTATAAGCTGCTCATCCGCCGAGGTGAGAGTGGCCCGCTAGTGATACCGGGCTGGTCGCCACCCGAAAAGGGGGACATTAGACGGGCGCCGAAAGGCGCCTTTCACTGCACAGTTCCCGAACTCGACGTCGGCGCAAGGATGATGTAGTCTTTGCCGTTTTTCTCCGTCCGCACCAGGAGCTTTCCGTGGAGGGCCGCTTTTACAGCTGATTGGAATTCAAATAGAGACATAACATTCATGGAGCGGGCCCAAAGTTCTTCAGACGTATGACCACCTCCATGTCGGATGAAGGACACGATCTCATTAACATGTCGAGCTTCTGGAACCACTCCGATTGAGTCAAAGACTCGGAGCATGTCGGGCTCGGTAGCGGAGATGATGATTTCTGCTTCGGTGAGATCTTCAGGTTCAATGATGAGTTTGTCTCGCTTGCTTGCAGCAAGAATGATGGCAAACTTGTGGAGGTGGGTTTGCTTCCGAGATAGATACCCTCCATAACGGTCTGATGCAAGGTGTACAGGGCGTCCGGCTTCAGAGTTATGTTTAGTGTACCATCTTCTTCCCCAATCTCTAGCGTTAGGAGATAGGATGTAGGGACCCGCGAGTTGAGAGATGATCGTAAGATCTTCGATGAGCTTTCGCTCGATTTCTCGATATTCTGCATAGTGGATTACCTCATCTGGATAGGGGATCAGTTGACGCTTATGTTCACCGTAGACGAAAACGATGCGGGATGTCAAGCCGCCCCCTATCATGTGTTCGGGAAAGTTTGCTCTAAGCCACGCAGGAGTTGTTGCAGCGATGAGATTAAGCCATGGATGTTGGACTTCAATATTTCCGCTAGACTTTGTTTCGTGACGGAAGATGTCGGTTTGCCCGTCCCACATACGGATAAGAAAAGATAAGAGTTGGTCATCGTCTGTTCGAAGGAATGTCCCAAGTTCTCCAACTCCGATAGTAACACACGACATTGGCGTACGCTGAGGTTTCCCGTCGATGTCGACATAGTCCATGAACTCCGTTGCTTTCGACATAGAGAGACCCAAAGCCTGCCAGGTCATTGATTCGGGGCCGAAGTGGATTCCAGGCACTTTTTCCAAAAGGCGTAGACCAACATTGATAGTGGTTGATTTTTGCACCACACCGGCCGGAGCGACAAGCACGATGTAGAAGTTGGGTGTCCATTGGAACTTGTGCATGTCGAGCCAAACGCGCCGCCGCAAGGCACCAGCAAGAGTAGCAACGCCAGTCCAGAAATGAAACTTAATCGGAGCTTCGCTATCGCGAGCAAAGTCTGCATAGGCTTTGAGCCAGTGAGCAAAGTGGCGGGCCATTCCCCCCTCCGCGGCGCTTTAGATCTGGACATCTTTACAGTCTCCCCAAGACTTTTCACTGGACTTTAATCCCCACGGGATTACGAGTGGATCAGAGTACGGGACCGGAACGGGAAGCGCCGCGCGGATTTGGGGAATGCAGTCGGAGCGGTGTGAGGGAACCTGGAAGACGAGAGAGTCGTGGACCTGAAGTAAGAGCTCCACCCAAGGACATTTGTCTTGTAACTGGAGGGCGCCGCGGAAGCACACCTCGGCGACGGTTGATTGCGGCGTCCAGGCGACAGCCTCCGTCAAACAGTTGTCGATCCTGTCGTAGAAGATAATGCGGTAACCGAACTGGTTCCGGGTTTGCCTGTTCGTAGAAAGGCCACGCTCGACCCTTCTGTGCCACGCCTTTATCTTTGGATGGCGTTCGAACCAGCGACGTTGAAAGCTTTCGCAAGCGGAAAGAGACCAACCGAGGGCAGCGGACATAGTTCGCGGTGAGGTTAAGTAGTTCGTGGCATGGACGGCAATCTTGTTCTGTTGACGGAGAACTTTCCGCGCAACGCCCTCCTTCAACGAAAAGGCGTCGCCCCACATCTCCTCTGCATTCTTCGAATGAACGTCGAGGCCGTTGCGGAAGGCGGTTTTGAGGTCAACGTCATCGGCCTCCCAAGCGACGACTTGGGCGTCGGCGCCGCTTAGGTCAGCTTCGAAAATGATATAGCCGCGGTCGGGGATGAAGATTTTGCGGACATTGGGAAGACGAAACACTATCGCCTCCACATGATGTAGCCGTTGTCGAGATAGAATCCGATAACGAATGGGGCTCGACATTCGAGGATGTGGCGACGGAGACGAGAGATATAAGGTTGGACGTTCTTACGCGAACAATTCAACTCGTTAGAGAGACGAATGATAGATACACTCTTTCCCAGATTGGAGTAGAGTGCGATAAAGGCTAAGGCTTCTTTTCCTCTAGAGAATGGACGTCGATTCCAGTGGGTGACGGCCCAATGTCCAGGGAGCCATGCGAGTTCTGGGTCAACGACCCGTTGAGCCAAAACCGCGTTCACCTCTTTCGGTTGCAGGAAGTTCTGTGATCTGGCGTACATCGAAGACTCCAGGTTGAGGGATAAGGAGGATTTGCGCGATGCGATCTTCGTGCTTTGTCCAGTGCGGTTCCCAGCCACCATTATACAGGAGGATTTGCAGCTCTCCTGTATAGTCTGGGTCTATCACGCCGGGGGCGTTCGCAACAAAGATAGAATTGGTAGCCAAACCAGACCGAGAACAAACAAGGCACACAAAACCGTCAGGAGGGCGTATAACCAGTCCCGTCGGAATGGACACTGTTCCCTGTGGTGGAATGAGTTTAGAAGATGCTCGACTCGTTTCTGTCTTGAGGTAGGCATGGACGTCATATCCTATGCTTTGTAGAAGGAGCCGCACTGGAGGCTTCGCGTCCGGCTTGAGATAGAAAATGTCGAAGGTCATTCCTCTTCTCCGATGGGAAGGTTTTGCAAATTGGTCCCTCTGCGAAAGGCATTTTCGCTACTCGACCAGCGGAAGGTCTTTGTCCCAGCAGGATTGAAGGAACACTTCATCCTCCCGTCTGGTTCGAGCGGGGCCTGGATGAAGGTGTCGTGGTAGACGTGGATCGAACGGCAGTCGATCAAGCAGTCGAAGAGGCGGGAAAGCTCCGGGTTGCGGCGTCGCAACTCCATCAAAGCTTCAAAGTTCACTGTCGGGTTTCCTGTCGTCCGACTTGTTTGCCCTTTTAGTCCTAGAATGTCGTAGAACAATATCCGCTGTTGTATCGGCGAGCTGTACCAGTAACTTTTTGATGTCTTTAGACGACCGGCCAGCCAGGCTTGCGGAATAATTGATCGTAGCCACGTATTTCGTTCCTCCAATGCTGCACTCAATTCGAACGCGAGCAGCATCCGGTGTTGACGGTCGATCGCTATGCCGCGGTTCATCATGGTTAGTGCCAACTTCGCCTTCTTCTTTTCCCATTCCCACAACTCCTCCATTCCATTATCATGGATAAGTGCGCGAAGCGCGGTTGCACACTCAAAGGTCCGCAACGCATCCTCCGCGTTATAGCGGAGGTTTTGCTCGAAGTCGATATGCGTATCCCACTCTTTCAGGTCTTCTTTCCAATACCAGTGATATTTGCAATAGAGGGAAGACAGATAATCCAGTCCTTTCGGCGTCCCAGGAAAGAGCAAATGATGAGCAAGCATGGTATCGAAATCGAGACGTGGGGTGCATCCCAAAAAGGTCTGAATGTATTGCGTGTCGTAGAGGTAGTTTTGCCCCTCCACAAGGACATGTGGATGGAGAAGAATTTTCCGAATGAGAGTTGCAAGTTCCATCTCCTCTTCTAGAGTCCAATAGCTTTCCCATCGGCCTGCCGCTGGTCGCACGAATGGGATGACTAGCGCCGTCGCGGGGCCACAGTGTGGACCATCCGCAAAAGACATGCAAGTGATGAGGCCCCGCGCCGTTTCGATGTCATGGGAGAGGCGAAGGTTATTGCTCTGCAAATGCTGAAGCCACCTTGAGAGTGTTGCAACCGCATCGGCGAAGTCGGGGGGCGCAAGTACGACAGGAGGAGTCGTTGGTCGCCACATATCTTGCAGCGCGGAGGGCACACGGATGCGGAGGTCATGGACCGTCACCGCACGCTGATACCACGCTCGAAGGATCGACGCGGGGTGGATTATCGGAAGTACGCGCACCGCGCGTTTTCCCTCGACTGTATTGCTCTCCAGCATTGAGCCACGCCACGAGGTTATGCCGCCAGGTACACGGACTGTCGCACCGTTTCCAATCGACAGTGAGGATGTTGAGCAGCATTCGGCCGTCGCCCATAGGGCATAGTTGCCAGCGGCAATTACAAGACGCGGCTTCACCGTTCGAATTAGAGAGTGAAGGCGTTGTAGCTCGGACAGGGCGAAATTCGATGGATGCAAGCCACGATAGAGGGGGGCAGTCTTCGAGTTCGAGTGGAAGAATCGCCATGCTTCGTTTCCTTCTGGTTGGGCGTTGAAGACGTTCGCTTTCAGGATTGACGCCGGGTTGATCCCGGCTTCGAGCAACATTCGGTCTAGTTCTTGGCCGCTCGAGCCGACAAAGGGTTTTTGCTGTTGAAATTCCTCGAAACCCCATGACTCTCCGACGAGGACAATGGGGGCGTCTCGCGGTCCACTCGTTCCGAAGAAGAGGTCGGTTTCAGTCACTTGCGTTGACCAGGGTTGCATGGGGACGGCGGCGGGTGGCGCGCAGGTCTCCACGCTTCCGCGCCTTTGTCACTAGATTGTAGATCATGAAGCGGTTGACGCTGTCGGCGCTGCCCCCGCTATAGATCTTCCGCAGATGGCGCATTATCCGGTGGACGCTCCACGAGTGGCTCCACTTTTCCAGGATTAGATGTTCCATCTGGGGTGTCAGGACTAATGGACGGGGACTCATTGGAGAGGTCCTTTTGGGAGTTGACAAGGGCAAGGTTGAAGGCGTATTGATCGACTTCGATTCCCAGACTCCGACGTTTCAAGCGGCGAGCAGCAACAAGAGTAGACCCGCTACCACAACAAGGGTCCAGAATGAGGTCTCCCTCAAGCGTAGAGCAAGATATAAGTTCCTCGAGTAGAGGAACTGGCTTCTCAGGTCCATAATCGCGCTCATGACGAGCAACGCGATTATGACGAAGAATATCGACTGGCGCATGATAGAGGCCTTTCTTGCCCTTCGTGGCATAAAGAATCCATTCGCAGGTGCGGCGGAAGCCGGAACGGCCCCACGGGGCCAAGCCTTCGGAGTCCGACTTGACCCAGGTCAGGGGTGTTCGGAAGACGTCCCAACCGGCGCGCATCGCCGTTTCCTTCAGCCATCCAAAAAGGTCTATGTCGCAGAAGATAAAGAGGTTTGCTCTTTGACGACAGATACGAAACCCTTCCGACACTATGCACTGGAGGAGGATTTTTGCGTTGTCTGGCGTGTCGACGTAATTGTGATGTTGCACCGAGCGAGAGCGAAACCCGCCAGAATCCGCTCCAATTCCGTATGGTGGGTCGGCAACCAGAGCGTCAACGAAACTAGACTCCATGGTTGGTAGAAGCTCGAGGAGAGAACCATGCCGGACAGAACAGTCGGCGACCGATTGCGTTGGTCCTTGGCGGCGGAGGAGTTCAGCTTCGAATGCTTTTTCCTCTTTCTTGTAGACGAGGTGGAGGGCTTCGGTTGCGTTGCGGGCTTTTGCAATGGAGGGGTCGTGGAGGTGCTTTGCCACGATACTCGCTTCCCGGAGCCTGGCTTGGATGTGGTGCGGGTCGACTGTCCGTCCCTGACCAGTCGCGTAAGCAATTCCGCCACGCGCGGCGAGATCCTTGGCGACGGCATGGGTTGACGTGGCGCCGCCCTCCAGTCGGAGGCGGTGGATGTGAGCAAGAGCTTCGGTGCGGTCTTGCCAGGAGAGTTCTTCGCGGAGCGTATTTTCATGTAACTCTACCGTTTGTGTTTCGACGAGGGAGAGGTCTTCGGCGATCTCGAGGACAGGAACTTCGCCGGGCGTTATCGTCAATTTGTCGCAATAGAAGAAGTTACCTTCGCTCGCGATCTGGTCGATGACGCGGATACGTCGCCCGCCAGCTACCAAGAGGTAGCTATCTCCCCTTTGCATAACGACAGGGGGGTGGTAGAGTCCGCGAGCGTAGATGTCATCCTTGAGTTCGATCAAAGCGCGGGCGTCCATAGCGCGGCGCTGCCGGGTGGAGTCGATTGTCAAGAGTTCACGGGGAATGATCTTCATTTTGCGGACTCTCGCCATAGTATAATCATATCAAACCCTTTTCTTTGAAAAGCCACTCTGGCCCGATTACATTAAAGGTGCCGTCCGCCTGCTCTTCGATCTCGATTTGCGAAAGAGGGAGCCAGACCCAAGTCTCGTCGTCGTCGGAGAAGCGAACGGCTTTCTCCGTCGAGTCTTGGATACGGCCGTTGATTTCGAAGATAGTTTGTTTGGGCATGGAAAGCTCCAAGGAAAAAGGAGGGAGACCATGAGGGCCTCCCCCAAGTTTGCCGAGCGGGACTGGGTAGTGTCTGTGCCTTTCCCACTCGGTAGTCTGGGCTAGGTTAGTTTCGAAACGCGTTTGATCTCCGCATACTTGATCGTCGGGTCGTTCTGGTCACTTCGCTGCGAGACCTTGACGACGAACGGCCCCTTGCCGCGGAGCTTCATGACCTTTTCACCATAATTCGCGGCGGCTTCTTTGTTGAGGTCGACGATTTCCAAGAGACGGCCGAGAGAGACGTTCTTGCCATCGCTTGTGTCCAGTTTGCCACTGTCCATGTCGAGCCACATGGTGTAGGGGACGAGGACTTTGTCCCGACCGAGATCCTTCCGAATTCCATCGTCGAGGATGGAGAAGAGAATCTGGGCTTGGTAGGATGTACGCCCATCCTTCGTGAACTCCTTGAACTGGAGCCATTTCTCTCCGTCGTCGATGACGGCCTTGTAGTCGCCCTCCTTGCACACCTTGACGGCGGTGGAGAGGGGGCCGGTGGCAGGCGTATTCAGCAGTGCAGACATATCCATGATGGATACTCCTTGGAGACCAGGGCGTTCGCCCTGTTTTGGCCGATTGGCCAAATCATATGCTCTGTTCGAGCTGGTGTACTATCCTTTCCATATCGTCGATGGTTTCGGAGAGGAAACTGCGGCGACTGTGGATGGCGCCGAGAAGAGATTGCGCAGGTGTGTCGCTTGGAGTTTTGCTGGGTGCGACTTCTTTGTGTCCGCCGCCGTCGATACGGTCGGAGAGCGTATGAAGCTGTCGTAAGAGATTGGTGACACGTTCGAGAACCGCATCGAACCCGTGAATGGCGGTCGTGATCGTGTTCTTTTCGGTCTTCGCGCCTTCGATTTGGTTGCGCATGGGATGCCCTGATGTGAGTGGAGCAATAAGCTGTGTGCGCATCATTGTCTCCATTATGCGGCGCTGCTGCGCGCCAGTTCAACTCGCTTGCGGTAGGCGACGACGAGAGGGGTGAAGTCCGGCTCGAGCTCTTGACCAACCGGAAGGATGCGATTTTTCAAGTCGGCGCCGGTGTCCATGGTCCGCCAGGTGAAGCGGTCCTTTCCGCGGATGGAGAGGACGGCTTCGCCAAAGAACCGCGGAATGCGGGGACCGAGCTTCGATCCGAGCGCGGCAGGAACAATGCGCGAAGTGCCCGTTATTTCGTCTGGGACTCTGTCCAGATGGCAGTTACAGACAAAGTAAGACATGAGGTCGGCGCTCCATTTGAGGAGGATATTTTCCTCCAGTCCCATTGCGATGCCCCATTCGCCTTGGTGAGGGCCGGGTTTGAAGCCGACAGTGTTCTGGAGGCAAATGTGGTTGAGACCAGAGAGGGAGTCCAAACTAATTGCCCGCTCTGGTCCCAACTTCTCAATCGGACCGAAATCCTTACCTGTTCGATCGTCATGAAAGTTTTCACAAGCGTCGAAGAACTTCGACAGCTGTTTCATTTCGCTCTTCGCCACACCCATTTTGAGGTCGGAGAGATCCTTATAAGACATGACATTCGCCAGTGTTCCAGCTTCGCGGAGAGCTTTCCAGCC